CTGAAAGGAACCTATCATGGACCCTGAAATCCTTGCCTCCATCTCTCAAGTCGCCGTCGCGCTGATCGGTCTCGTCGTGGCCGTTCTCGGCGCCTACCTCGGCCCGACCTATAAGCTGGCGGGCAAGCTGCAAATCGAGGAGAAGCACATGCGTGCGCTGCATTCGGCGGCGGCGACCTACGCCGAGAACGCAATCATGCGCGGCGTCGATGTGGCCAACGATCAACTCGGCGCCGACTTCATGCTCTACGCCCGCGAAAGCATCCCCGACGCGCTCGAATTCCTGCATCCGTCATTCGAGGTCGCCGCCAATATCGTTCGGCGCTACCTTCCCGGCGACATTTCCGCCCCACCGACCGAATATCACGGTAGCTGATCGTGGCTGGCCACCGCTGACATGGATCTGATGCAGCGGACCCTTGCGGTCCTCAAGCCGCCGCCCGACATGACCGTTAGCGAATGGTCGGACCAGTATCGCCGCTTGTCTCAAGAGTCGTCGGCATCCCCTGGGCGCTGGCGCACAGAGATGGTCGAATACCTTCGTGAACCGATGGATATGGTCGGCAAGCGTCAGGTTCGTCGGATAACGCTGATGACATCGGCACAGATCGGCAAATCGTCGTTCGTCGAGAATGTCGTCGGGTATTTCATGCACCAGGATCCTTGTCCGATCCTGATGGTGAACCCGACGATCGCGAGCGCCGAAATGTTCTCCAAGGAACGTTTGTCGCCGATGCTTCGCGACACGCCCGTTCTTCGAAAGCTGGTGAAAGAGGCCCGCAGTCGAGATAGCGGCAACACGATCGCATCGAAGAAATTCCCCGGTGGCAACCTGTCACTCGTCGGTGCGAACGCACCGGCCGGGCTCGCATCTCGGCCGATTCGCGTCGTCTTGTGCGACGAGGTTGACCGTTTCGAGCGAAGCGCGGGCACGGAAGGCGACCCCATCAACCTCGCGGTCAAACGGACCACGACGTTCTGGAACCGGGTTCTGATATTCGTCAGCACGCCAGGCAACGAAGGCCAGTCGCGTATCGAAGAGGAATACGAACGTGGTGACATGCGGCAACGGTGGTGCCCGTGTCATGCGTGCGGTGCGATGCAGGTATTGAGATGGCAATCGGTTAAATGGGTCGAAAATGACCCCGACACCGCATGGTATGAGTGCGAGCATTGCGAGGAACCCTGGACCGACCAGCAACGCATCGAATCGGCGATGTCGGGCGACTGGATCCCGCAGAAGGAATTCAACGGCAACGTGTCGTATCACCTGAACCAGCTTTACAGCCGGTTCGCGCCGTTGTCCGACGGCGTTCGTGATTTCCTCGACGCGAAAGGCAACCCTGAATTGCTCAAGACGTGGGTGAACACGTTTCTCGGCGAAACGTGGAAAGAAGAGGGTAAGCGACTGGATTGGTCCGACCTACTGGACCAACGCGAAGAATATACGACGCCGGTGCCCGCCGATGTGACTATCTTGACCGGTGCCGTCGATGTTCAGGATGATCGCTTCGAAATCGAAATCGTTGGATGGGGAGACGACCATAAATCGTTCTCGATCGACTATCACGTAATTTACGGTGATCCATCGGCACCCTCAATATGGCAACAGCTTGCCGAATACCTGCGGCAAACTCGAATTCACCCGCTATTCGGAGAAATGGCGTTGCGGATGACGTGCGTGGACTCCGGTGGCCACTATACACAAAGCGTCTACAAGTTTTGCTCGTCACTTCCACGTGTCGTTCCGATCCGTGGTGTCGGCGGTCCCGGCAAGCCGATGGTTGGGCGCGCGAGCAAGAACAATCTCGGCGGCACGCAGGTTTTCCCGCTCGGGGTCGATACGATCAAGGAAATCGTCGTTCAAAGATTGAAGGCTGAACCGGACCAGTCGGGATATTGTTCTTTCCCGTCCGATAGGTCAGAGGATTACTTTCGGGGTCTCACCGCCGAAGAACAGCGCACGCGATTTCACAAGGGGTTCAAGAAAACGGAATGGCACAAGATACGCCCCCGAAATGAACCGTTCGACCTTCGTGTATATGCGACCGCGGCGCTGGAGATGCTTTCGGTCGATCTAAATGGCGCTCGAATGGCCGCGTTGCGCGAAGTGAACGCGCGTGCTATGGCCCAAGTGATGCCGAAAGCGAAAAAGCCGAAGCAAGATCGCCGCGGCAAATGGGTAGATGGGTGGAGAAATGGCTGATCTGTTCGATGCAACCTATGGTGAGCCCGACTTTCTCGTCGTCAATCGGTATTCGTCGTGGTTCATTCCCGATGCGGGAATCGATCCGACCACGATGTCGCTCGCATACCTGATCGGGGAACTGGAGATTGTCGGGGCGTGGACCGGCCGTCATTGGTCCTTCGTCGTTCCGTCGGCGGTGGCGGCAACGCTGGATCCCGGCGAGCATGTCGTCGAGTTGATTGTCACACGCATTGCCGACGACGAGACCCGACTCCTGCGGTCGTTCTCGATCACGGTGTTCGCGAGCAATTCCGACCGTCGGTCGCACGCCGCGATCATGGTGTGCAAGATCGAAAGCATCCTGGAGAACCGTGCCGACGGCGACGTGGAATCCTACAGCATCAAGTCGCGCTCGATCACGAAAATGAGCGTGAAGGAACTGACGGACTGGCGGGAATTCTATCTCGCCGAATTGGGTCGTGAGATGGACGTGTTCGGCGGTCGCCGGAAGCACGGCAATACGGTGAAAGTGGGGTTCTACTGATGGCGCAGCGAAACTATACCGCCGCCGACAAGCACGCACGATATGGCGATTTCAGTGATTCCCGCGGGTCGGCGGATTACGAACTGGCGAACGATCTGGCGAAGGTCCGCGGCAAGACGCGACATCTCGCACGGAACAGCGGGACGATTCGGCGCTACCTGCAACTGATGCGCGACAACATCGTCGGCGAGAACGGTTTCGCTCTGCAATCGCCGAATACGCGCGTCGAGACGGCATGGAAAACGTGGTGTGGACATCCCACGGTTGACGGCAAGATGACCATGATCGACCTGTGCAATCAGATGGTCGCTTCGTGGTGCCGCGACGGGGAATTCATCGTCGAATTCGTCAGGAACGCCGAGTATCCCGACATGCTGGCGCTGAATCCGCTCGAAGCCGACATGCTCGACGAAACACTCAATACGATCAATCCGGCAACCCGGAACCAGATCAAGATGGGCGTCGAAATCGACGAGTATGGCTTTCCGGCGGCATACCATCTTCTGACGCGACACCCTGGCGACATCTCGTGGGGGATGCCACAACAGCGTTCGCGCCACCGTCGCGTTCCGGCAAACCGGATACTTCATGTGTTCGATCGCCTGCGTCCCGGTCAGACACGCGGCGAACCGCCCGCGGCGTCGGTCATCAATTCCATCAAGATGCTTGACGGGTATCGCGAGGCGGAAACCATGAACCGTCGCATCGCTGCCGCGATGATGGGCTTTTTCAGTCGTGAAATGCCGAAAGCCGAAGGTATCACGGCGCTTGCCGACGAGAAGGATGAGGACGAAGAGGAATTCGTCATGGGTCTGGAGCCGGGGACGCTGAAACAGCTTCCCGACGGAATGCGGTTCGACAAATTCGATCCGGGCGGATCCCAAACCGATTATTCTCAATTCGAGTCGCAGGTGAAGAAAGACATCGCGATGGGTCTCGGCATCTCCAGTTTCGCGCTGGGCATGGAGACTGCGGCGGTGTCCTATTCCACCGGGCGATCGGTGATCCAGGAGGACCGTGATTTCTACAAGGTCATGCAAGGGTTCTTCATTCGCATGGGTCTGATGCCGATATTCCGTGTGTGGGCTCGGATGCACGTTCTCACGGAAAATTCCTCGATCGCCCCGACCCGTCTCGACGCTACGATCGAGACTGCCAAATTCAGGGGTCGTGGGTGGGTCTGGATTGATCCGGCGAAAGACATCAAGGCGAATGCACAAGCACTGGAAAGCCTGCAAATGTCGTATTCGCAGATCGCGGCACAACGTGGAATGGACGTGACCGACCTGTTCTCGGAAATACAACGCGATCGGGAATTGATGGAACAATTTGGATTGACGCCCATTTTGAGCAATGTTACGCCCCATATCGAAACAGAGGTCGTGACAAATGAATAAGGCTGTTCGCAGTGATGCTTTCTCGGGTTCGGCGGTTCGCGCCGAGGCCGACGGCACCATTACGTTCCCTCTTTCGTCCGAAGAACCGTTTCGCCGTTATGATGGGGATGAAATCCTCGTTCACAACAGCGCGTCGGTGGACCTCGAATGGCTGAACAGTGGCAATGCGCCGTTGCTGGACAACCATAACCGATACGATGGCATCGCAAAACAGATCGGCGTCATCACGAAGGCATGGCTTGAGGCCGCTCGGCTTTACGTCACGGTGCGGTTCAGTGCCCGTCAGGAAGCACAGGCCGCGATGCAGGATGTCATCGACGGAATTCTTCGGAATGTTTCCGTCGGATATGACATTCTCAAGGTGGAGCGCGACGAGGGGAAGGAAACCTATCGCGTGACATCGTGGAGGCCCACGGAAGCCTCTTTTGTTCCCGTTCCCGCCGATCGAACGGTGGGTATTGGACGTTCCGCTCACCCGCTAAAGGAGGCTCACATGCCCGAAGACCAGAACAAGGCCCCCGGCGAAGGCGATCGCGTCATGCCGGGAATGAAGACCGAAGCCCAACGTGCCGAGGAATTCGAAACGTCGCTCAACGAAATCCGCGCACTCGCGGCACAGCACAACATCGGCAACATCGGCGAATCGTTCATCGACGCGCAGGTTCGTTCCGGCGGCGTGCCGTCGATCGAAGTGTTCCGCGGTATCGCGCGGGCGAACGTCCCGGCCGACAAGCCGCTTCGCAACGAGGACATCGGACTCTCCACGCAGGAGACGCGCCAGTTTTCCATCGTTCGTCTCGCGAACGCGATGCGCGAGGGTGCGAACTCCCGCGATGTCGAAGATGCTTCGTTCGAAATCGAGGCGTGCCGCGCCGCCGCCGACGCATCCGGTCGGGCGACCAAGGGTTCCTACACCCTGCCGTCCGAACTGATGAACTCGTGGGGCGATTTCGAGGTCGGTGGTGTCCGTTCGTCCGCCGTGCGGGCGCCGCTGTCCGCAGGCGGCAACCCGAACGTGCAGAACACCGTGCATCTCGCCGGTCGCTTCATCGACAACCTGCGCAACCGACTGGTTCTCGGCCAACTCGGCATCACCGTGCTGACCGGTCTGGAAGGTAATGTGGAAATCCCCGGCGGCGACCAGAACTCGCAGGCCGCATGGCTCGGGTCCGAAGACGCCGACGCCGCGGAAACCACGCCGACGTTCCGCAAGGTGTCGCTGGATATCCACGATGTCGCTGCCTACACGGACCTGACGCGCCGGATGCTGATGCAGTCCACCATCGACATCGAGATGTATGCGCGTGCACAACTCGAAACCGCGATGGCCGAGGCGATCGACCTGGCGGGCTGGTATGGCCAAGGCACCGGCGGTATCCCCGAGGGTCTGGCGAATACCACGGGCATCGGATCCGTCACGTTCGCCGGTCCCACGCCGACGCGCAACGAACTGATCGACATGCGCTCGGCGATCGCCACCACGAACCAATTCGGTTCGCCGCAATTCGTCGGCAACACGGCGCTGACCGGTGAACTGATGAAGGCGAAGGTCGACGACGGGTCGGGCATGTTCCTGATGACCGAAGGCAACCGCCTGCACATCGGCAACGGGTTCTCCGAGACGAACCAGATCGTCGATGGCGACGTGTTCGCCGGTGTGTTCTCCGACATGCTCATGGGCATGTGGGGCACCCTGGAACTCGATCGTTCGACCGAGGCGAAATTCCTCTCGGGCGGCGTGCGTCTGCGGGCAATCCAGTCGGTCGATTTCGCGGTCGCCCGCGTCGGGTCGTTCGTCTACGGCAAC